TTCATTAACGGTATACGTTTTCGAACTCGAAAAACGTATAAAAAAATGTTTTCAGAAAGAAAAAGAAAAGGAACTTCTCTGTATGATGTTGTAACCTACACTCTCCCCAAACTGCACACTGGCAAAAACTGGTATGTGGATTTCAAGTGCTACGATCCGCAAGAAGGAAGTATGAAACGAAAAAAATTCATGCTTGACTCAATCGCAAAAATTTCGGAACGTAAGAAAAGAGCCACTGAAATCATAACAGTCACCACACAACGCCTCAGGAACGGCTGGAACCCATGGGCGGAAGCCACAACAGACAGACAATGTGCTAACTTTGTCTATGTCACAGAAATCTATAACAAGTATCTGGAAAAACTCACTTCTGCCAAAACACTAAAACAGAAGACACTCTATGATTACCAATCAAGATTAAACATGCTGCTAGAATATAATAACAGCAGGCACCTGCCTATTATGTATATGTATCAATTCGACCAAGCATATATAAGCGACTTTTTGGATTATATCTTATTAGACCGTGATGCCAGTGCCCGGACACGGAATAACTATCGCACCTGGTTATCTACCTTCTGTACCTGGCTGAAGGAAAAAAAATATATCGAGGACAACCCGACCGATAAAATCCGCTCTTTAGCGGAAGAAACGAAATTCCGCTCCGCACTTACGAAAGAGGATCTTGCACAATTACATGAATATCTGAAAGAGACCAACAAACACTTTTTATTAGCCTGTCAAATGGAATATTATACCTTTATCCGTCCGGACGAGCTAAGCAATATCCGATTAGGAGACATTAAAATCAAGGAGCAAAAAGTTTTTGTATCATCCACTATCAGCAAGAACCGACGCGACGGAATGGTCGGATTGAATGACAGTTTGGTCAAACTGATGATTGAATTAGACATCTTTAGGAACAGTTCAGACTATTACCTTTTTGGCAAGGATTTCAAACCCTCTATTCAAAAAGCAGACTCACGCATTTTTCGAGAATACTTCAACAAAGTACGAGCTTTTTTGCGATACCCGAAAAACTATCAGTTTTACAGTCTAAAGGACTCCGGCATCCGTGATCTAGCAAATGCCGAAGGCATCGTGATAGCCCGTGATCAGGCACGTCATGCGGATATCAGCACCACCAACAAATATCTGAAAGGAGATAATATGACCGTACATGAAGAAACCAAGCATTTTGAAGGAAACTTATAAAAAGAAGGTTAATACATAGTAAAATTACTATGTATTATTTGCACATAATAAATTTACTATGTATCTTTACAATGTCAATAAAACAAGAACCATGAATGAAAAAGAAGAAATTTCAGCCTTACTCCATCGTTTAACACAGTTAAAAATGGAGTTGAAGATGACAGAGTTCACTTTCAAAAACAACAAAAAGTTAACAGAACAACAAGTAAATTCCATTCTAGATGAAAAATTAAGAATAGAAAAATTCATCCGGATTCTGGAAAACAGATTGAAAGAGTTAGAAAATTAATTGTTAAACCAGTCCCCTTAAACAAGGGGACACAACCCTATATAATATGTCAGACATCAAAAAAGAATTGAAGGAACTGGAAGAGATCATGCATTCAACAGATGAAGACAGAGAACAAAAATTCGAAAAGAAGTTTCTCTACATCCGAGAACATTACACCAGCGAAGAAGATAATGAGGCTATTTATAACTTTACCCTAAACGGATACAAACAAATCAATAATGAACTGGAAAACATGACTCGCTATTTGGAACTCCAGAATCAGATCAAAAGCGTAAAAGAAATAATACCTGTCTCATATATCGCCCGGAACTATTTCGGGAAAAGTGCCGCTTGGTTGCAACAACGTCTTTACGGTTATAAAGTAAGAGGTAAGGTATATACCCTTAACGAAAAGGATATCAAGACCTTAAACCTCGCACTACAGGATATTAGCAAAAAGATTGGTTCACTTACCATCGCACTGTGATGGTCTGTTTTATTGACACGATCCCCGTAGTTGAACCGCTACGGGGATTTTCTATTCTAGTCAATTCTATAAAATATACCTTTCATCACCTTGTTTATCCCGTTCACATCTATCTCCGCCTCTATTTTCTCACACAAATATTGCTTGTTACCAATTAAGAACACTTTATTCACATCCGGCAGTTTATCCGTAATGAACTGAATAGTATAAGGAATATCGGAATGAAACAGGTTAAGTGATGACAATTTGTTGCCGATACTATCCGGACATACATCATTCAAGCTCAACGAATAAGGCATAAGTGTTGATACCAGCCCTTCAGGTCTTTGTTGGTAATCGGTAAACGGATAAGCATAATCAAATGATTGCCCGTTAACGGTATGGCGGTTGAATATACCGGTATTGATCGCAACCTCCATAATATCACTCTTTTTTTGCTTCTCCTGCAATTCCACATTACCTTCAATAGCCTCCTGGATATTGAAGGCACTCTGCTCGTAACCCACTTTATGAAAGCTCACGACCGGGATATTAAAAAACAAGGGAGTGTCTGTGCGCACATAATCAAAATTATGTGAAAGAAAAGTGTAAGTACCTATATTGTATTGTACTATTTTGGCCGGAACGATCCGCAAAGAGGAGCTCGTTTCTGATTCCGGATTCCGAATCAAGTCAGCATATAAGTTGACTTCACGAAGACTGTTTTTATCACCCTCATTATAATTAATGTAATACCGCCTGCCAACCACAAAGAGCGTCTTTTTTCTGTTCTCATCAGACATGGCGTTATAAGCTTGCACCAGTTCGTCGTAAGTATTGTATTCAGTCTTTTGAGCCGCCTCTATCAATTCCCTATCCAACCGTAAGAAGCCATCATCAGTCACAGACGACAAATCATAACTGACATTGCCGGAACTGATATCTTTATCGTCTTTTTTATCTTCAATCTCCACAGAAAACTCATGAAGTACAGCGTCTTCATTAATCACCTCTTTATCAGAAAAAGAAAAATAATCATTTAATTTGGCGAAACGAACCACTTTTGTATGTTCATCCACAATAGTAATCACACCCAAAAACTTCTCCAATTCATCAAAGAATTCTGAAACCGTCCAATGTGGGAGCGCACTGGATATTCCTAATGACGCCACCGCACTACAGACATACACATTACGCAAAAAATTATTATCGAAAAAAGAGGTATCAAACGTGTAACCAAAATGCTCCACTATTTTTGTAATCACAGTCATTAAATAAGGCTGAATACATGTACGCAAGAACTCCGGACAAGGAAGAAATCGGTTAGAGCCATCTTCGTATTGAGCATTATTATTCAAATTCTCCGGATTCACATCCTGATAGAAAACAGGAAGCCAGACAGATTCAACCTGATCAACCGATCCATAATAATCAACCATTTCAGAAGCCGGCAAAAATCCTCCAATGGGACGACCTACAACCGGTGTCCAATCACTACCTAAATCCAACTCATCCACATAGATATCATCATTGGTCAGCAAATTAAACTCCGCATTTCCGGACACCAGCTGCACTTTAACCCGTGTTTCTTCTACAGACATCAATACGGCACTGCCGGATAACAAACATCTGGCATCAACCATAAGGACGGCCGTCAAGATGGTTTTCTTCTTGGTCACATCGAGCCGGTTAATATGACCAAAAATCGCGTAATTGGCCGACATTGGAAGTTCTATATCCAATGAATAGTTGGAACTGCGTGTAAAATACGGATTCTCAGAAGCCAACGTAAAATAAAAATCTTCTGACAATACAGCCAGTTGCCCGTTTATATATAATTCCGTCATAACTTATTGCGTGATTTATTGTTATTTAAACGATTGTATTCTTTTTGCGCCTGATTAATGCCATGTTTGCCTGTAACATATGTTTCAGCCACCAACGGTTCTTGAAGGCGAGACTTAACTTTTTTCATTGTCTCAGTACATTCAACCACCAGACGATACAGTTCCAAATCCACCTCGGTTCCACCTTCGGATACCGGAACCACAGCAGACGGAGCAACCACAGCCGACACATCGCTAGCAGTCAGGCTGCCCACTGTATTGGTACGCTGCGCATGATCAATCAAATTAAGTACGGGACGAATAGCCGGGTTTGCCACCGCAAAACGGTTGGCAACAAATTCATTGGAATGTACAATACCCTGAGGGCGATCCCATTCACCGGAGCCTGTGAAGCCTCCAGTATAGAAATTACCAATCATCCCCTTAACTGCTGCAAATGCAACTTTGATGGCCGCAATCTGGGCAGCCGCTTTCGCTATACCGATAAAAGACAAAGGAGCAGTAGCCGCTGCATTTTTGGCTGTGATTTCAACAGCTGCGATTTCAATAACTTTCTCCAAGGCATCAACCGCCATTAGCAGGGTCTCACGGAGAAAACTCTTCATTGTCAGTTCTCCATTAGCAATCATTTCACCTAAAGTCTGCCCATAATCCTCAGCTATCCCCTTAGCCATATCCGTATATTTTTGGGCCAAGGCCCTTTCTTTATCCTGAACCTCTTTTCTTTTTTGGTATTCCCGTTCATCCTCCTTCAACCTGTTAGCGTTAATTTGCTTTTGGAAGTCTGCTTTTTGTTGTTCTGTTAATTGATAATTGGCCAGCATATCGCTATAATAACCGTATTCCAAATCAGACAAAAGCCGAAGATAATCTTCTTCAGATGTCAGGTTTTGATAATGATAACGGGCAGCCGCTTCAATATCTAACTGATATCGCTTTTCTCTAGCTGTCAAAGCACGTTGCTGTGCCTCTTTATACTCTTTATCATCTTCTTGCCTGCAACGCTCTTTGAATTTAATTTGTGCATCTAAAATCTTTTGATTGATTTTTTCAATCTCATCTGGCTCCATACCAGCAATATCTAGCTGTCTGTTCAAATGCTGCATCTCTAAATCTTCAACCAACCGGGCATACTCTTCTTGCGTCATCAAGTCACTGTCAATATACAAATGCTTGAGATGTGCCAATTCAGAAAAATATTCTTTTTCCTCCTTAACCAACGCATCTTTTTTCGCTTTTGACCTCTCCCCTTCTGTTAAAGTGCCACCTCCATTTTTTTTACCATCGGTTTTTACTACATCGGGCTGAATGTCGCTAGCTGCAATTTCAGCATTAACATCTTTAATGGCCTGATTTAACTGATCAAGACGAGCCTGAGTCTTATTCAGTTCTTGGTTGGCTATCGTGAGCCGGCTACGTGCTTGCTGAGTAGACGCATCTGTAGCTTTAGCCAACGCTCTTGTACCTTGTGTGCCCAAATTAGTAGTCCGAGCCGATGCCATAAACTGTGCCGAATTAAAATTGGCATTAGCTCGCTTCACCTCTTCTTGTTGTTTTCTCTTCAGCTTCTCCGTCTTGCGTTGTTCCTGATACAGTCCTGCCAACTCTTCTCTAGCCGCCTCCAGTTTGACTTGTTTCTCCAATTGCACCAAATAGTCTTTGATAGCACCTGTATTGTCATTCATCAACTTGCCCTCTTCATTCAGCATACCGTTGTAACCCGGAACGATTTTTTTCAATTCATCAATACAGCGACGGCGTTCATCATAGGAGAAATTCTGATTATGAATCACATTTGTCAGCAATCTAATTTTTGACTCCTGCTCGCCATATTTATCATTCAAATCATTATTAATGCGCAACATTGATTTCTGACTTTCTGTAACCCTGTTTTGCTCTCTTTTTAAATCAATCAGCCTACCGATTAAAGCTGCTACCCCTACCGCTAAAAAAGCATAAGGATTTGCCTTAACAAACTTACCTAGAGAAAGCAGCGATGCAACGATTTTTTCATTCCAAACCACCTGTAATTTCGCCCAGGCAACATCCGCTTTTTTATAAGCGATCAAAGCAAGCAATGTCACACAGGTACTTGCTAACGCACCCTTGTATTTAACCAACCAATCAATCAATGCCGGAGCCATACTAAGTAATTTAGTAGTCCATCCCGTCAACATATTGAGAGAGGGATTTAATTTTTCCATTAATTCAATGCCTGTCTCTCTTATTTTATTCTTCAGCTGAGCCAAACGCGCCTCGTTGGTTTCAGAGTTAATTGCCGCCTGTTCCATGGCCACGTTAGTACCGGTCACCGCCTTAGTATAATATTCAACTTTGTCAGCACCGTCTATCAAGGTCTGTGCTACCGTGTAGGTTTCTGCACCAAAACGTTTCACGATTTCTCCTGTAGATAGTTTTTGTAAATTCTTCAGAGCCGTTTGCAAGCCCACTATCTTGGGATTTGTCTCATCTGCTCCCGTCTGTAGGCGAAGGAAAAACATCTTCAGTCCAGTACCAGCCACCTCATTCACAATCCCTTTCTCTGCTAGAGTCTCGATGCTACCTACCAATTGCTCAATGGGAACATTAGCCGTAGAAGCGGAAACACCAGCTTTAGTGACGGCTGCCGTAATGCTCTGTACAGCTGCGGAACCGTATTTGGACCCCGCAGCCATCACATTGGCATAGTCGGCCGCCTTCTCGGATGATGCCCCATATTGGTTCATTGATAACGTAACCGCATCAACCGCTTCTTTTAAATCCATCTTGGCAGCCTTGGACAAACGCATCGCCTCAATGGTCACGGCATTCAACGCCTCTTTATTACCCAACAAATCCGGTTTGGCAGACCCTACCAACATATATGCCTCAAGAATCTCTTTACTGGACTGAGTAACCCGAAGTCCAGACTTGTGCATCGAAGTAGACAATATCTCGGCCTGTCGGGCAAGCCACTGAATGGATACATCATCCAACCCGGTAAGAGCCTTCAGATTGGCTGCCGACGCCTCTTTATCATCACGGTCTTTGCGCATTTTGTTCAACGTCATGGATATACCGGTAATGGCAGCTATACCGGATGCCGCCAACGCCCCCCATTTGGCAAATCCATTATTAAAACGCGTCAACCACCCCTCAGATTCTTTAATTTCATCATTTACTTTACGAATCTCCGCATTGACCAACTTGAGTTGTGCCTGGTACTTCTTCCATTCTTCAGAACCTCGGGCTATGTGACCGGAGTTCAACTTAGCATTGATATCTTTCAACAGCCGTCGAAGTTCTTTTGGAGTGGCCAAACCAATATTGTTCATAGCCGCATCAATATTCCGAGCGTTATCCCTCATAGCACGCAATGTTGTATTGGTCTCTTTCAGTTCTTTTTGTAACTGCTTGACTTTTTTGGTATCACCCGCATTTTGGGCTTCAACAATTCTGGCTTTTAAAGAGAGCGCATGTTGTTCCATCAATTGCATCTCTTTTCTAGCCTGCTCCCCATTCACCTGGAGTTCAACGGTCGCTTTTTCATGTATAGCCATCTTTTTTTATTTCAAAAATAAGGTTATAAAAACAGCCGGTAAAAGACAAGAAAAACCCGACTCATCACGAGCCGGGGCAGTCCAATTTATAAATTTAAAGTCTTATGATGAAGATTGTCTGTTGCGCCAATGTTTTACTATCAGCACAACAACAATCAAAACGGTTACACAAACACAGGCAAAACCTATTTGTTTAAGCAAAGTGGATTCTTTTTTATCCTTTACCCCTTCAGTCTTGGTTTCTTCATGTTTGGTGGAAGTGGCTTCCTTGTCAACTTTCACCTCCGTACTATCTTTGGTTGCAGTTTCCTTCCTTTTATTCTTGCTGAAATCACCTTCCACATGACCGTCTGCCAATAACGGAGGTTTCCCGGTCAGGCTATCGGGTGGTTTTCGGGTATCATAGATACAGAAATCAATCACATAGTTACTATTAGTAGTAATGAGTTCGCTCAAAGAGGTACTTGATCCGTGTACGATGTTGACAGATTCACTGGCGCTATCTTTGCTGATTACTTCTACATCGGACTTGACAGCCTTATGCGAACTGCCACATGATCCGAACAACAGGAACAAACACATGAAAGGAGCCAGCAATATATGTCGGCTTACCCAGTTCATAACTCTAACCAACATAGTCTACAACTTAAGAATTTGCATCCTGTTATTTCCGTTAGCCCGATAGCTGACGTGCACCCAAGCGAAGTTAGACTCATCAATCAATTGATCATAGGGCAGGTTCTTGCGGATATACTCAAACAACAGCTTGTTTTGCTGGCGGTCGCCAGTGTCAATATCAGCAGCTTCCCCCACCATGTGCTGCGAGGTCTTACTTCCCTTGACGGCCGCATTAAGTTCCGGACAGCGATAACCACTGTTTACTGTTATAGGCTTTCCCCACCATGTGCGTAACGGGTCCAGTACGTTGTCCACCAAGGCAGTCAGAGCAGTCACATGCTCCTGTCTGCATCTGTTATTGATACCCAAGCGGTCAGCAGTCGTTGACTTGCAGAGTTCCGCAATTGTAAAATACTTCATTTCTTATCCTCCTTATCGTTTAATTTATCCACTAGATGGTTAAACTTGGTTGTTACATAAACTCCGATACCAAATATGCCTCCGGCATACATCAAACATTGAGCAAAAAACCACAATACGGATTCATGTATCTGACCTGTCGGTTCCACAATAAACCCCGCCACAGACAAACCAACACCAGACATTAACATACCTACCGCTGTATAAATCTGCACTTCCTCTTTTGTTTCTTTCTTCATGATATTTTTTATGCCGCTTTATAAAAACAGGCACAAACCAACCAATAAATAACAATATAAAAAAAGACAAGAAAAATTAATTATAAAGCTTTCTGCTAAACCCAATAGTAGAAATCTAGTAGAAATATTAACATACAAACACTTATTTCTACTGAATGTCTACCACTATTCAATAAAATGATATTATCAATTGATATTCAACTTATCATCCAAGTTCCGGCGGAACTTAGGCTAAAACAGGATATATTATGGTAAAAATGCATAAACTGACGAAGGGTGGGCAAACCATTTACCCGGCTACTATAACTGATGCGGTGGTTAACCCCAAAACGCGTAAGAGTCTGACTACGGAAATTTCAGAGTTGAGTAAAAAAATCAATGAATTTAATATATCTGTTTTATATCCGACTTCTGGTGTCGATGGCTCTAACGAATACACTCTTGCTGGTGCGATTGTTCAAGTTCCTGATGAATACAGAACGGTTACGGGATTAAAGATTACATTCGTTAATAATGAGACTTCTAAGCCAGAAACTTGGGTATATAATGGAGGTAATTTTACAACTATAGATAATTGGATACAGAGTAATGACAGTGAAAAACTTGATAATATTGAAAACGAAATCAAAGATATTAGATTGTTGAAAGAACAATTAGATTATTATAATGTAAAAAATAATTGCTACACATCTTCGGATGGAACATATCCGGCACAATCAAGCAATAAGGTATATTTTTATAATATACCTCAAAATTTTGATACAATAAAAGTAACTACTTATATATACAATGTCAATGCTTCTAAAAAACCGGTGGGATGGTTGGTACGTAACTCATCAGGTGCTGTTATAGCTACATCAGAAATTGCTCTAAGTTATAAATTAGAGTGCAATGATACCATTGATATAATCGGCTATCCAAGCGGTTCAATCCTTGAGGTTTCATATAGTGAGAGTCAATCACCAGAAGAATATAAGCTGTCTGTAACGGCTATCAAGGAAATTAACTTTTCAGATGAATTTGAAAATGTAAACAAAAGGATCGATAATGTAAATGATAACTTATATGAGCTCAAAACCACAGCTACCATAATAACTGAAAACCAAATTAAAAGAAATACTAAAATATTGTCAACAGGAGATTTTGGAGGTACTTCACAGTCTAATTGTTTTGTTTACGATATTGACGATAAGGCATCATCATATAACATTAATACATATATTAATAATGCTCAACAAGGATCAGACATAGGATGGGCATTTGTAAATGATAAAAACTCGGTTCTTAAGGTATCAGAGGTTGTCCAATCCTATCAGGGTACCTACAATGACAGGATTGATATTCCATTGGGCTCAACTAAACTCTATGTCAATTCATATTCGGGTGGAGAAAATCCTGTAATAACGAAATATCGGACATTTGAAATAGGCAAGAGCATCGAAGAAAATGAGATTAATATTCAGAAAAACAAGGATAATATCAAAAATATAACTGATATACAGTCTGTTGTGTTTACTGGTGATTCAACAGGGGGTAATATAACACCAATATTAAAAAAATATTTTGACAGTATAGGAGTTACATATTATAAGGAAAATTTAGGAGGTCAGCAGACCCCAGCTTTGGGAGCATATAGCGGAGCGATACCTTTGATCGCAAAATCTTCATTTGTGATACCCGAATCGGGGAATATAAATTTTACCCCATTGTCAAGTATGTCAACCTTGGCGCATAGCAATGTAGAATTGCATACAATTACAGATTTTGACGGTGGAGGAGTAACACTTCCTTTAAATCCTGTATCAATACATGGGGTGAAAGGTAATTTGAAATCAAGCGAATTAGCTGTTTACGGATGCTGTCTGTTTACGAATGATTCAAGACGTATTGCATTTGAGTCAAGCGCATACGGGCTGAATATAAATAATATCAAGGATTATGCTATCTACAATCCGGCTGATTATGAAATTGGGGCTATAACAAAGTTAAGAGTCTGTATTAATGCCTATTCCCTAAATGACGTCCAAAATGCAAGTTGCCATGTTACTATCAATGATACGATTGTCGATTTGATCCCTTATATAACGAAGGCTAATACCTATCTTAATATAGAAGGGCAATATGTAGAAGGCAGAGAAGGTTTTTATGCGTCTGAAGATATCAGTTTGTCAGACTTGGCCCTTGACAAGCCATCTGACATTAAGACTTTATATATGGATGGTTTGGCAACACCTGTTGAATTAACCTTCACAAGACTAGAGAGTGGGAAGCAGGTAATTGTTCCTAAAGGTGAGTTTATATGGTCAGAAGCCTATTTAAAAACATCAGACAGTGCATTTATATGCTATCTAAATAATTTGCAAAGAACAGATAGGAGTTTAGAGGAAGATTGGAAATATCAAGCGGAAAAACTTTGTTCTATTGCCAAACAGGGCAAAGCTTTGTTTGCAAGTACCCATTATCTTTTCAAATCTAATCCGGAGGATGCTATAGCAAGAGTAGATGCTTTATTAAGAGATACTTTTGGTCAGAGATATTTTAATGGTTATTATTATTTAAGAGACAGTGGGTTAAATGATGCGGTCAGATACGGTATCTATACGCAAGAACAAATTTCAGGGAAAACATGGAAGGAGATTTTCTTGCTAAGTGAAGAAAATCCTGATGTACATGAAACTCCACAAGCAGGTTATCTGTTGGCTAGAAAGTTTCTTGAAATGGGAGAAAATTTAGGTTATTGGAGTGGCGGAGATTTAACGCCACCAAATTTTGATTAGTTTTTACTATTAATGGCTGACCTAGGTGAGGTCAGCCATTATGCTTAAAACCATTCCGCATCTGGATGCACTTCAACGGACAGATGATTCATTATTCTGATGATTAATTCTCGTATCATAAGTATGTTTCACTATTTAAGTTGGTCCATTATTACAATTTCCCAAATTATTCTACAAACTATTTATATACATACCTAATCCTCTTCCTATTTTCCTTCCTCCTATTTCGTTTGGATGCAGTGTCCCATCATTCATATATACTTCTACTTGATCAATAGTCCAGCCGTTTGAATGGAAGTCGTAATAAGGAACCCCAAACATCTCATGAATTTCCCTCATAGCTTTAGCAATCAAATTCATATTCATACCATTTCGCAAGAGAGGTGGAGTACAAGGTTGAGAACCATAAGGTAATCTTTCCGGCTGAGAGCATAAAACGACTGTTATTCCCTTGTTCCAATTGTGTATGATATTAACGCAAGTCATTATGGCTGCATACAGACTTTGTGGAGTTCTTCCCTCATTAATATCTTCTTCTGTTAAGACTTTGTAACTAGTATCTATGCTATCATCCTTAACATAATATCCGGCCTCATTCAATTTAAGAATCGGTACTCTTAATTCAGCATATTCATTCTTTATGCAATCGTTTATTGTCCCTAATATATCTCCCCCATGACCATAGTCATTCGTACCTCCCAAAATAGTCACAAAATCACTTTGTAGAATAAGCTCTTTATTTTTTATTATATTTTGTGGGAACCTTGTGAGTGGCTGACCATTTCCATCTTTACCTGTATCTCCTATTTTATTTAATCCGGTTACTTCCAATAATGCAGGAAAATATTTTCCCTGCATTGTATAGCTGTCACCAACACAGAATATCTTTTTACCAACATGTGGCATAAGCTTTGAAATCAGTGCTCTCCCTCCTTGGTCTATTGGATTGATAAGATATGGATTGAACTGAGATGCATAACTTGATTCTTTATTTTTTTTTGAAAGCCATAGAGAAGCCGCTTTGTCTATAGCTAATTCTTCGGATGTTATAACTCCGGATGTTCCCAGTTTTACTCTTACATAAGCAATACCCATTTGTATCGGTTCTCCCGATACGAATCCTTTTTCAGAAGTAATATCAATTTTATTTCTATCATACGTGAACAATCCAATAGTTGCATTGGAGTAATATATATCTCCTTCGAAGACTGGTATATAGTCAGACACCCACCATCCGTTGCCCAATTTTGTGACCTTTGTCGGATTAATCAAATTATCACTTTTAAGCAAAACGTCCTGCTCAATTATAGGTAATGTTCTTAGCTGGTTAATATACTTCGTAATATCTCTAATTTTTTCAATTTCCGATAAAGTTAAGTCGGTAACATAATATCCATGACCTGATAATATTAATTTCGAATCGGTTTCGATTGCAATTTTTTCATATGTTTCTATATTTTCAGGCATTGATACATCTCTATTGACCGTTATTCCAGCAAACATTCTTGAGGAAATCATATTCCATATTCCATTTCTATATCCTTTTAAATGCCAATAAGTATTAGCCTCACTCGTTAAATTAACAAGATGTATAATATCCCCCTTTTTAAAAGTATTTTCAAATACAATTTTTGTACTTTCACCGTTGGCGACCACTACTTGAGATCCAAAAATAGAACCTATATCCGCTTTTGTTTTAATAGGTTCAAGATCTTTATTTTTAATAGAAGTATAAATCTTTATATCATCCGAATTTGAAGACGATTGCTTTGATGCCGCAAAATATTTGCATCGATCTGGAAATACAACCAACATTGGAGCTAATAATTTATTTTTCGTAGTATATGGTATGGATGATATGAAAGATTTGGCAGCGTCATAAAAAGAAACGGCTACATTTGTATTTATTTCAGTTATTAGGTTATGTATAGATACGGATTTCATTTCTCCAACTTCTATGTAATCAGTAGCAGAGCCATAAGCATAAGAAATAAAATTACCAGTATTATTAATTACAGTAGCATTTTTTCTTGTAAACAATATTTCTTTAGAAAAAGAAATGCCAATGTTACTTTCTAACTCGGACAATTCCGTAGTCAAATTTTTGCGGCTGTTCGGGTTGACCACCGCATCAGTTATAGTAGCCGGGTAAATGGTTTGTCCACCCTTCGTCAGTTTATGCATTTTTACCATAATATATCCTGTTTTAGCCTAAGTTCCGCCGGAACTTGGCCCGTTGTTATTTTATGTAATTATTTATTAACTATTAAAATCACTCAGCACATCATCATACTCCTTATCTGACAGAGATACGCTCTGCACCGCATTGTATGCGGCATAATCCGGATAGGGAATGATCTCCGCTGTGCTCTCATCCGTCTTGCCGGAAACGAGGATAACACCTGTAATCTCCACCGATACAAGATTGCAGATACCATCGGCAAAATCAGCATCAGAAAGATAGTATTCGCGTTTGACCGACAAAGTGCCGGGACGGAGTCCATGCCTGTCAAAAATGACCAGCAGACTACCATCATCAAGCCTATGGCAGTTCTTGTACCCGTGCCCGTCAAACTCCGCAACAACACATCCCGACAGAACTGTACGGTAAGTGAACCGGAAGGGAGTATTCACATCCCCATTCAAGTTCTTCTCTATGATCTTAAAATCGGACTGATAATTAATTCTCATAATACACTATAATATTGATGTTACATCATCTATCTCCTCGGCTGTCAAGATGCCGGAAAGGTCAACACTTCCACCGCCTCCTGTCGTGCCTGTATCACTCCAAACGCCTCTCGTCTTACATTGATACAGAGGACCCGGTATGGTATCCCCCACAACTGCCCAGTCACCCACAACAGGAGATGGGACAGCAGCCTGCAATGCTTCTTCCGTAGAAAACAATCCCTTGTTGCGGACACTGTTCTGCTTGACCTTATCAATCTCGGTAGAAGTCTTACTAAAATTGTAGTTAAGCCGATCTGCCGCCTCACTCCAAGTACCTGTTTTATTTATCGAATTAAGTTCCATATCACTTCATTTTATTTGGGCAATTGGTTTTGATCCCATACAATCTCAGAACCTTTAACCATAATTATGCGTCCTCCCATTATCTGGGTCTGATATATATAACCGTCACTTCCTTTTTGCTCGACAACCATACTGTCCGGGCGGAAATACAAAACATCATTACTATTCGGGTCAAACATAGAAACCATGGGAATCAACCCTTTCAGTCCGTATATGCATGATATATCTATCAGGGAGGCGTTCGTATTATCACGCATCTCTATTGAGGGGATTCCATATTCATTTTCCGGCTCAATGCTTATTGTATAGCCATTTGAAGACTTGACTTTTACTTTTCCAACAAATTCAGGATTTCCATCTGCATCCCATTTGATGTTCCCATTGGCAAGCTGCCCGGAACCATCCTCATTCAACAGTATCTTGCCATTGGCTATTTCAACTTTTCCCCGGAAATATCCGCCCAAAGCATAGATATATCCACGAAAAAAAGCATTACCGCCATGAGTAGCGACAAAGTTCGCCATATTCGCCCATTCTTCATCCGTAGGCTGGTAATTAGGATCATTACGAAACCTCATTACGGTTAATATAGCCTGTTGAAGCGTGCCACCTGCCCAGAATGCCACATCATCATCGTCATTGTATATGCCGCTTACTCCGGCAGTGACCTTCTGTAACTTGCCGTTCTTGTAATTACCCAGTTGAATCATATTGGCAAGAATCAGACCACCAAGAATATCCACAGAACCATCTTTGATCGCACTGGCGATATAATTGATTGACTGAAAACCGGCTGTTGCCTTGTCGTTATCCAAAATGGACGGTTTCCAGTCTGTGGCAATGGTTCCACGCTCTAATTGAAGATCACAAATGGTTGCGGTACCACTGAGCATGAAAATACCTGCACCGTTAAAAGCGAACTTGAAAGTGTATCTTTGATAATCGGACGCAAGAGGCTGAGTTGTGCTGAAATCACCACACGAAACAGCCACAGACACACCTTTAGCTTTAAAGGATATAACATAGTTCTCATTTTTAATCAAGGACACGGATTGGGACAAACTACCGATTGCAGCAGAGTACCCGGAGCCGGCAGCACTATCTGCGGATACGGTAGCCACACCCGTCCAATACTTTAATTGCTTGCTATATAATTCGGTATCAGCAGACAATTGAGTATCAGAGGACAATGTCTCACTTTCATAATCCCCGGTAAACCCGGAGTTACGCAACAGATTGACACTTCCGACAGCCGCATTGTCTATCGCATCCTGAGCCTTTTGGGCCAGATCGGCAGCCGCCTGTATCTCATCCGGAAGACCTTCCATGTTACGCCATCCGGTGGACCCCTGCTCGATGTGAAACATACCCTTGATATCCACACCGCCTTTCTGGCTATATCGAATATAGGTACTCTCATCCTTGGCACCGATATAGGCGTCACCATACACATTGATATAGGCGTGTCCAGTAGACTTGTCAAAGCCCAGCCCGATGACTTCTTTCCCGGCAAGAGAGAAAGAGTTGATACCTTGATAGAAAATAATGGAAGGCGAAGTTTCATTAACAGACGAAAGGATTATAGCTGCCTGACGGGTGATATCCGTCAAGTGCCCAAGCCCGATGATATCATCACCGGCAGCCGGGACATCACTGTCCTTGTCGGCATTGGTTTTGCTCAAATCAATATAGTCAGATCCTACACCTATCACCTCACGCCAATAGTAGCGGTTGGATACATTGTGAGATGTACCTTCTTTAATGTTAAATTCTTGGGCTAATGCTAATGTACCGACTGTAAATTCGTTATGGACTGTCACTCCATCAACTTCCGACAAAAAGAAACAACGGTAGCTCTCATCAAGTTCCTCCACCCTGACACACTTCATACCGGCCGGAGATATGATCTGTTCACCACCTACATGTGTCTTCTTCTTTACTTCAAGCTCGTCAAAGACAGCCTTAATCTTCACATACAAGCGGTCAACAACGGCTTGTGTCGTACCATCTTCCAATACAGTCCAACCACTACCGTTTTTACCAATCAAAAAACCCTTCAGGAACGTTATCAGCTCATTGGCGATATCTTCTTTATCTTTACGAAGAAAATATTTTTCAAAATCAGTTATATCAGCACCAGCATCAATCATGGCCAACAACAAAGATCCGACACGCAATGCCGTATTCGCTCCGGCATTACGCTCATCCCTTATCTGCTCCGCCAATTTTTTTAATGTGTCTTTAATATCCGCCATTTACTTTTTTATTCCAAAGTAACAACAAAGCCAAAAGCCGTAAAAAGACATCATTTCTTTTTATGATGCCCCCATAAATGCGAACGCATGGAGGTACTGCGCTTGTGATTCGCCTCTTCAATCTTCTCCGCAAGCAGACCACAGAACTCCTCACCATACATATATGCCATCTGCTCTTTCAAGACCATGACCGATGCAAAATAGGCACGTGAGAACCATTCACGGGGTTTGCGAGGTTCACCTGAGGTAATCTTGCCGGATTTTTGTCTATGCATATAATTCTTGCCTCTCAAATCCGGATTCAAAAACTTCAAATCACCCTTGTTATGCCCTCTATGACCGTCATTATACAACTGGCCGTCGATCTCATATCCCCGCCCCGTACCACAATCCTGATAAATGCCATATTCCATAAACTTATGCTGGATCACTGTCAGTTCACTGCTGCCCATTGTCACATTCTCCGTTATATCATTGTGCAGTAACACCGTATCAACCACGTGCAGTCTCATGATCTTCTCCCTCCAGATAGTGACCATCATCTCGGCCCACGCCTTCTTATACTTTGCCCGATCTTCAGCCGTGGACTTCGGTCTATTCTCATTCCTCCCACTCATCACTGTCATAAATTAGAGATACCGGTTCGGAAACATCAATCATAAAATACAGACCTGTACATCCGGAAATAAAGTATTCACCCAGCTCGCGTGAATACACATTATCCGTATTCAGGTACACCAGTTCGTTATCCAGATTCTCACGGTCAACCAGCATCCTGCTGTGCACCTGGCGGAACAGCTGCCGGCACACCTCCAGTGCCGCTTGGCGTTCCGCCATATCACTGATACGGTACCGCATCATGAGAAACACGGTAAAAGTACGTTTTTTAAAAAATCCTCCGGAACGCTTCTCGGTCACTCCGTCATTCGTATCATCTACTGCGAAAAAAGCGGATTCGCGCCGAAGATTCTGAAGAACCTCTTCAAGCGAGTTGATACCGGAACAGACACACGGATAAAAAGCGTGAGCCTTGGCCAATTTGTTTTTTTTGCACATTCCTTTAAAATAGGACAGCGCATCGAATAAATTATTTGCATCCATATCTCTGTTGTAATTCCTGTGCCTCGCGAGCCTTCTCATTCAGTTCGGTCAACGCCCGCCAGCAATCCATCTGCAATACTTCTCTCTCCTTTGTGATATCCCCGCCTGTCAATGCCCGAATCTCCGCGTTGACGAGTTCAAGCATATTAAAGGCTTCACCCTCCAGTTGTTCCGGAGGACGGAACAGATAGGGAAAGCATTTTGTAAAATGATTCTTAACCGATGCAATCCACAAAAACACGGACAGCAGTTCTTCTTCCGAAGGATTGAACCGGCGGGGATGCCGCCCTTTGCGATCCACATACAACAAAATTGCCATGGAACGCAGAAGAGCGTTATCGCGCGTGCGTAAAAAGCCCTGATAATAATTCTCAATACTGACATACTCCTTAAACGGAACATCATGCAACCGGGCATCCACCGACCGGAACCTGCCGATCCGCCACAAACAGAAAGGCATATCACCCGGACGCTCGATAAAATCCAGCATGTGCAGGAAAGACTGTACTTGCCACGAATGAACAAAGAACCGAACCTTTTTCCATCCGTTGCGAACAGAACAAACCCACCCGTCCTCCTGTCTGCGCAATACAGTGATTCCCAGCAGCCGGACAAAGATGTATGTCTTTGCCGTGACCGGATCAAAACGGGTCATGATATAACACACATAACGCAATTGCCATTGCTCCAGCTTGTGCCATGCATCCGGCAGATGGAAGTTGATCAACCTATCCCCAAAAGTAGCAGGTGTCTTCTTTTTCATTTTTATAGTATTCAAAATGTTTTACCTTATACGCATCGCTATCCTTATACGCCGGAAAATCGTCCGGACACCTCTCCAACAAGTTAACCACATTCGCCAGTTCCACGCGGAATGCCGGCAACTGCTTGTTGATCCAAGAACCTATCGCCCTACGGAGCGCACAAACCAACGGTATCTCAATTTCAGCCAGAGACTTATGCCGGATTTGTTCAAGCAAATGATCAAATAAAACTGCGGATATCTCGCGCCGGATATATTCTTCAGCCTCGCTGATTTGCGGACGAAGTTCGAGCAGATCAGTACGGATGGCTGTCGGTCGGCCTGCAAAATCACGCACATGGGCACCGGTATAGTAAAGGGAACTGATCACCAACCGGGCACAAACAGAGGAAGACCAAGCGTCATCACCAGTCATGCCCTCAATAATACAGTCCAGCGCATAATCCGCTTCACGCTGTATCTGCACGCGCAACGATTCAACCCGATCACGTGATGCCGGAGATATATTCTGGTTATTGACAATACCGAACCCCGTATCCGTCAGTATCAGATCCAGCCCCGGGATCGCCTGATAAAACGCATCAAGACAGATATAACGGCACACATCTTCTTTAACGGGCAGCGTATCCACATCCGTATCACTCCCCAGCACCGTGCCGAAGAGCTTATGTTCAGCCTGTTCAAACCGATCTTGTATCGCATCAAACACATACACGTTTGCCGAAGCAGCTGCAAAAACGACCTTCTCAAAAGTCTGTTTATCAATTATCATCTTCATCGTTATTATGGTTTATCCGGTTAGCAGTCGTTGATTTGGCATCGGTATTCTGATCCAGTGTCGTGAGCAGGATCATCGGCACATCCGGATAGACCTTCTCACCCCATCCGTTATAATGAATCACCACATTATGCGGCATGTACATCAGATCATGAAAGGCAATCTCAAGCGACTGCTTGAGAGTAAACAGCTCGCGCTTGTCAGATCCGGAGTTATTGGACTGTGACTTGCCCGGAGTGGCCCCCACCAGATTGGGATGAATATTATCACCATAACAGGTAATATTGGACGCCTCTTGAATGTCTTCAGACCAGTCGCCACCCTCTTTAGTCGTATCAATCACATTGATACGCACCATACGGTTCTCCTTGCCGTTAGGATCGATGTAATAACCGGTAATCCAGACCTTGCCGGAATTCTCGATGCCGGACACAAAATTTTTAATATTCTCTTTTTCTTTCTTAATGCGCTCCAGCTGCTTTACAGGCTCGGTTATGTGCTCTTCAGCCAACAGATTGGACCAAAAATCCTTGTGGACTTCAACCTGGTACTTAACCGTCGCATGATTCTTCAGCTTGGCTTTTTTCCCCTTACCAATCAACCGCTTGATGTCAAACCAGTCGCCTCGAAAAATAGAAGTATAGTTGGGTAACGGATAGTATCGGCAGCCGGGTGTCGGAAAACGGACCAGAATGGCAAACTTGCGGTCTTTAGTGGGTATGGACTTTTTTCCGTCCTTGCCGGGCGCACGCCCCATCCGAACCTCCAGATCACCCAACGGGTCTTTTTCGTCAAGCAGCGGCAGCACCTCGATCTCATCCTCACGTAAGGCCGACTTCCGGAAGTTGCCATAGAAAACATGATTGATACGCCCCTTGTCATCCGCCTTTTCGAACCGACAATAACAGGCCTCCTTGTGCCGGAGCCTGACAATCCGGGAACCGTCAACAGACAGTATGATCACCGACACACAGAAAAAATAATACTTCATATCTGTCGCCTGTTCAAGCATGAAGGAAGGTATACTGTTATGCAGCATCCATTTTTTAATTTCCTTATCAACAGTCGGTCTGCCCGTATCATAGTCATTATACTTCTGCCCGGCACCGTAACAAGTAAGCACATTGAACAACTTGTTCTGAGACATCACCTCGTCAACCCCTATCAACCTGATCAGCTCATACGGTAGCCTGTTGTCAGCGCCCCAGTTCACGTATTTATAACCTTTCGCCCCCGGCAACGTCGTCGAGGACACATCTTCGCCATCCTCGTCAAAAACCGCCGAACTGTCCTCGACCGTCTCCATGGACGCCTGCACGCCGGATTTACCCACCTCAAACACACCTGAAGGGATATAGTCCAGCCGCACCCTGTTGTTTGTCTTATTTTTCATAAATAAACCTCCATACCATTAATTGAAAACAATGTGATATCACGCAACCTGCGCGGCAGTCCGGATTTGGGACACTTGACCAGATGCGTGCCTCCCCGCCAATGGGAACCGATACAGATCACCCCCTTGTACTCAATGATGTCACCTGTGGACAATTTCCAGACACGCAAATCAACCGGCTGTCCGGATTCCAGCAGCCGGATGGCATCAAGCCTATGTATTACCTTTATGCCCATATCACTCAAACGTATAATCAAATGTATTATCAAACACACGTCCGGCACGCGGCAACTGCAAGATATTGTGATTACGCTGCGCATACCGATAAGAGAAAGTAAAGAACGGCAAATGATCCGGATCGTTGCTGCGCTTCGATTCCGACTCGGTGATGGTAACCTCCTTGCCCACTGTCGTACCGTCCAGCAGATAAATCTCTTTAGACCGGAACAAATCATCAAGCCACAACGCCATCTCATGTGTCAACACACCCGTATTGGCCTTGAACACCTTGGTCTCATCAATCCGATAATTACGGAACATGCCATTAGTGTAAGCGGTGGACCGGACGTATTCCGGCTCCAACGCATGAGTTCCAGTACAGTAAACCGTCTCCTGGCACCCGAAAGAATTGGTGAACAACAGAACCGGAGCGACATCGGGCGCATCAGGATCGAGTGAGAAAGTCTGCGTCCGTACTCCGGCATGAATAATATAGCGCACCAGCTCGAAGCCCGGTTTGACCAACAATTCGGGAGAAACTTCTACCGTAACGATCTTGTCCGTATCTGTCACCTGCCGCAAACTCACCTCACGGGTAGACAAACCGTCTTCGTCCCGGTAATAGACACAGGTAGCAGTCACAGGACATGCCTCAGTCGTGACCAGATGCACGAACTCCTTGCGCCCTATCGCCGTAATCTTCTCTCCCATCAGCGTGGACAAAAAATAGCCCGCCATAAAATCCGCAGCCGGCATGGAGGACTCCGCAGCACAGAACTGCACCGTAAAGTTTTTATTCTGTTCGGATGATCCGTCCGTTATCCGATAACTGCACCGTTCTATCAGGTTTGTTGCCAAATACGGTTCAATCAAGCCCTGCAAATCATTGATGGTTATCCGGCCGGAAGCATCCGGAATGTAAGTTTCGGACAGAATCTCTTTTTCTCCGACTGTCAATGAGAGAACAGCCTTATTCTGATCCGTAGCGAACACCAGCTCGTTCAGTCCGGAACTGAAGGCATAGGCCGGGATATCCTTTACTAAAACTATCATATAACCTTTTTTATTTCAAAAATAAGGCAAATACCACAACCTATAAAAGACAAGGACACCCTGTCTTGTAACAGAATGCCCTCTATGTAAAATGTATAAAAAATGTTTCTTATTGACGCATCATCATCCATTTGGGACGATTGTCACTGTCTACATGGATGTGATAGCCCGTATCACGCATCGTAGATGCAATATCATTCAAGGACAACTCCACCATATCAGACAAATCATCTTGAATATCTTGTGTGCTTTTCAACAACACACCATCACCATCGGGTTGATCAGCCGGAAGAAACGCCATCAGATATTCAATCAATACATATTCCTCTACACGAGATTGATTGGGAGCAGAATTATTTTTCATGCTTCACCTCCTTTGTAACATAGTCATGCAAAAACGCATCTAATCGAATTAATTGTTCATGATTTATTTCGGATATATCTCCATAATTTTGAGCAAATAAATGGAATTTAACTTCTTTATTACCGTCACTACCTATCTCGACAGTCTTCATTATTGAAAATTCGTCATTCATCGCAAACCTCCTTCCAGCATTTTCGGGTTTGAAGCTTCACAGAAACGGAACTCGCCGCGTACTGGATAAATATGAACTATGAAGACAGTATTATACGGATTCTTATCGGGATAGACCTCAATATGTATATCATTGTTTCTGGAAACATCCACACGAAGCGGTTTGGTTCTTGGAAACTCTTCATCCAACATGGACGCTTTGGCACGAACACTCTCAATAAAGGCATCACATGACAGTTCATCAGGAATCAATACATGAGTGAAAGTGGAAATCCATTTGTTCATAGCCCTGCCTTTATTGTTGACAGACAGGTAAGTTTTGGGTTCATCAATAAAGAATTTCATCTCAGACCTCCTTTCCAAGCAAGATGTAACGACACAACAAACCAAGCCAAGCAAAGCAATGCAGGGACAGCCGACACGAATGCTGCACATACCAATGCAGAAAAAGCCAAGGAAGCATGAGCCATAAGGCACACCTGACGGTTAGACACTGAATCTTCAAGTACGGAAGAAAATAATTGATTCTCACGGTTCAGCCACATAGTTAGGACTGACGATTTGCTCACGACATTTATGTCGGTAGCAGGAATTGAAACTGTTTGTTTCATACTGTTTGATTGTTTAGCTTTTTAGACAGAAAAACGGCTGTCATCTCCCGTGTCGCTAAACAATCAAACAGTGTCACTCCGTAGAGCAAAACAAATGATTGGGAAAGACAGCCGTAACTTTATCACAAAAGTTGTGACTTCTACAATATCTTAATTATTGGGCATAAAAAAAGCCCATCAAAATATGAGCATTAACCGCGCTCTACGTACATGACGAACATGTTTAATTGTTTAGCACTGCAAATATGAGGATTATATTTGAGAGTGCCAAACTTTATTTAAAATAAATCCTGCTGTTGTGGGATTTTAGTCGATTCTTTATATCGTTTTACCATATCCAGCATTAATTCATCACGATCTATAGCCGCCTGAATACGTTCATTCAAATCAGCTGAATTCTTCTTATCTTTCAGATCTTTTTTATTCTGCAACACATGTCCTCTTGCACGTGAATCCATATAATCAAGTACTCGTTCTTCTGTCGTAAATTTTAGCTTTCGATAAGGAGTATTACTTGCATTAATTTTATCCTCTATCATCTGTATGAATGCATCTTTATCACCCTGTTTAAAACGCTGCATCATATTATCTGATAAAATAACAATCGTAATGTCCTTATCAAAATCTACCAAACGAGCGTATCCACCTACATTACCCAACATCTGCATAAAAATATCTTTCTTTCCAGCTAAACCTGCTGAAATGAAAATCTCTTTTCCATAAAAATTGATATCCCAACTGTCCATGAATATCTTAAACTCTAACGCTTCATACGTTAAGTTTATCATTGTTTTTATTGCCATAATTATTCTTTAATAAGTTCTTTCATTATAGAACACAGTTCTGATTCATAAATTAAACGTATATTTTTACCTTGAGTATTCAATTTCTGTATTTTATCTAATTTGGAAGGACCAGCCCCTTTTCCTACAATCACAATATTTGTTTTACCTGAAATGGAAGTATCTAAATCAGCACCAAATTCTTTTAAAATAGCACCAAGATCATTCCTATTCGGATAAGTTTCAAAAGTTCCCGTTATTACTACTTTTTTCCTGTAAAAAATAGTATCTTTATTCTCTATATCCTCTTCTGATAAAGGTATCAACGTATCATGTTGATATTTACGGTCTCTTTTATCATTCGATAGAATTTCTTTCAAATTATAATGAGCTAAATCATGACAAATACATCCTTGATAACAAAGGTACAATTTGGCACAAGCTTCAGCATCCGCCAACGCATCATGATGATTATCCAAAATAATACCATTATCTTCACAACAAGCTTTCAAATTTTTGCCAAACAATTCCAATGTATCAACATTATTACTCGTCTGCAATCCTGTCAAGTTATAATAATCCATACACCGAGTGATAATATTCATATCAGTAGCCCTATTATGACAGACTAAAGGTAAATCACCAATAAATTCACACAATATTGGGAATATATCCTTAAACGTTGGCGCATCCATTACCATTTCATCAGTAAGGCCATGAACAAATGTATTTCTTTCACAACGCCCATCTGGTATCGGTTTTATCAAAGAATAAAATTTTTGAGTTATTTTAGAATTTATCACCTTGACTAGTCCCACCGAACAAGCACTAGTTAATTCTGGAGTCATTGTTTCGAAATCAATCGAAACAAAATCAATGTTGTCCATAGTGTTTTTTTATTAAACAATCTATCCCCCATACCGTGCGCTCACCGGAACCACCCGGAACCTGTCTTGCAGATTACACGATATGAGGGATAGAAAAAATCGGTTTATTTTGAGCATTCAAATATGGTGATAATATTTGAAACTGCAAAAGGAAAATCGTATCTTTGTAAAAAATGAAATGATTATGACAATAATACAGTATATTAAAGCCAATTACAAAAGCAGGGACAAATATCTATTCATCATGTGCTTTATCATCAGCTTTATAGCATCCATGATAGCAAAAATGATATAATAGATCCTACAATCGCACCTATTATTCCGATGATTATTTCTCTCTTGAAATCATTCTTTTCTCTTTTTATCTCTGTCTCAGAAAGAAAGTTTTCATAAGAATTCAATCCCAACCGCATCGCCTTTTCTCCTTCTTCCGTCAAAAAGAACATTTTGGCATCTCCTTTCAAAAGCTTAGATCCCAACAAAACTCCTAATACAATATTGATGTCTTTTAAACTATACAGAGGTTTGCCCACTCTGAAATACAGATAATCTTTTACGCCTAAATAAGACCCACGACCATTATTGTATGTATATTGTAAAATGGCATCAGCTATCTCTGTTTGAATCTTATTCATTTTATTAAAAAACATCTCCTCATATCGTGCGCCAACCGGAACCACCCGGAACCCGATTTTACGGGTTACACGATATGAGGAGATGCAAATCGGTTTTTATTTGGCAATACAAATATGGTAATAATATTTGAAACGACAAAAGAAAAAACTTATTTTTGTAAAAAAAGAAAACACTTATGAAATTCCTATTTTCAAGACCGAAAATTGAAGATTTAACCATTTTTCAAAGGCTGCTTTAAGATTAAATACTAATTTTGCAATTGAATTCAATACCAACCATGTTCGATTGTATAAGAAATATATTAGCTTTTGCTGGCACATTTCTTGTTATCAGTACAAGTACCATGTTACTGTTGCAAGGGATTGTATGTTTTCTGACATGGAATTGGAATTGTAAAAAAGACACCGATTATAGAATTATCATAATCGGTGTCTTGGTTGCTTTTCTACTTATACCTTTCTATTATCTACCAGCATAATCAATAATCATGGCGACCTTTATTTTTAGCATTTAGAATATCAATAATAGGTTGCATATCCTCAGGCGTCTTTATTTGCAAGGAGTCCATTGCCCGTTTAGCAGCTTCTACTAGTTCTCTATCAGCCTTCCTATCGAGAAAGTCGCTAATTGCCCCTCCGATTCCACTTGTGTAGATTTCTAATCCATCTTTTTGGTTGCATTTTATTCCTCCACCTGTCAACATTGTAACAAACAAACCAAAAAGCAATAATTTCCCAATATTTTTGGTCGATAATCTCAACCATCCAGGAGATTCCATTTGGATTTTCATTATCAAAGAATCTTCTAATGAAATTCCATATCCATATTTATTGCTGAAATCATCGATTAGTGACGAAACAGCTTTCAAATCACAGAAATCATCCAATGATACTTCCTTTTGAGTTCGAATTCTAAGAACTAAATTCAGAACATCATCTTTGATGTAACAATCATGAATTACGCTATCTATATAAGGGGCATAATTGCTTACATCAGATAAAATATGTCTAGAATTAAACATCAGTTGCAAAGCTGGAGGCAAGACAGATCTTCGTCCATAATATTTCCAAGTAACCGGACGTCTTTTCTTAAATTCACATCGGTGCTCATCGTCAATAACCAAAGTACCTTCTTCATACATATCCCCAGTAACAACCCCCATGGCAACATGAACCGCACCAGAAGATGGAATAATAACAACATCACCTGGCTGCATATCACGAGTAAAGCGTAAAAGCTGAGCTACAGGATACCCCGAATTTCTAATATCAGGATATCGATGATGAAACATTGCTTTTAAAGTTTCTTTCGCGGCATTTTCCGTTTCCGGCAAATGCCGTAAATCTCCCAACGATATATTGTTATAGCCAACAGCAACATAATTACCTCTCACAAATTCACCATAATAGGCTCCTCCCATAGTACGCACCATCCAGTAGTTTTGTTGTGTATTTAGTTCTTTTAGGTCACCAATCAAAGATTCAAAGTCACAGTATTCCATCTTGACAAATATGGCGAATCCCTTATCAAAACGCGCCCAAAGGTATTAGTGTAACCTTAACCCGATTTTACGGATTACGTCTTGAAAAGGGATTCATGTCCTGTTTTACCAGTATTTATGTCACTAAATTTGAGGGCACTGCAAATATAATAATAATATCTGACAATACAAAAGAATACTTTTATTCCAATAAAAAAGCTCCCACCCCGTGGGAGCCTGACTAATCAAGTTGCCTGTCATGCTGTCAAACAATAACTACACAACTGATAAGAACTCTTGACCGATACGATGAATACCGTCAATAATACGTTTCCGCTGCTCCTGGCGCGGAGTACGCAAACCGCTTGCATAATGTGAAAGTTGTTGCTGGTTGATACCCGAAGCCCGTGAGATGGCAGCCAACGAAGTGAACTGCTCGCACTTACGAAGTAAGGCAGCCATTCCCAATTCAACATCAAACTCATAATCACCTCGAACCAGCCAATCGGGAAGCACCTCACCATCCTGCACCAGCCCTTCAATATGCTCACGAACCGCAGCAGCCAGTTCATCCATTAGCCCCTCATAGCTTTTGGATGTAGCGACAACCATTCCGCACAATACATCCTCTTCGGTGACCGCACCGAAATTCTTGTCACACCAATCTACTTTTACTTTAATCTTAGCCATAATCCCATACTTATCTTTTTAGCAGGGTGTTATTTCCACCCTGCCTGTTTCCAAATACTGTTTAATAAAAATTGACTCAAAACCTCACTCTCATGCCCTCTGACCGTCACCCTGCCTTTTTTTGTCGGATGCTTGAACTGCCGGTGATCGCCCCCTGAGCCTTTCAACTTCACCCATCCATCAGCTTCGAGCAATTTAATCACCTCTCTAACCTTGTATTTTTTCATTATGTGTTTATTGTTATTGTTTGACTCCACAAAGATATAAATATTTATATCATTCACCAAATAAAAACGCATAAAATGATATTATTTTTTATATCATCCCCTCCGTGGTTGAAGGAACGGAAAAACAAAAAAAATTCCGCTGTCCCGTCGGCTGCCGTCGTGTGAACTTGTGAGCGCGGCGGCAGCCGACGGCAAATTTTCAAGCCTGCCCCTAAAGACAGGCTCTTTCTTCCCTATCACAATTTCCCCTCATCCCTGTAAGAGTAATATGTCCCATTCCCAAAAATCACATGGTCCATTAACTCAACCTCCATCAACTTTCCTGCTTTAGACAGCTTTTCTGTTACATCATCATCCTGCCTGCTGGGGTTGACCGCTCCTGACGGATGATTATGCAAAACCACCATTGCCACCGCACAACAAGACAAAGCCTCTTTCAATACCAACCGTACATCCACCATTGTGGAATCAATTCTACCGATTGATATTCTCTTCCTTTTGATTACCTTATGGGAGTGGTTTATAAAAACCACCCAAAATTCCTCCTGTTTCAAATCGGTCATGACAGGATACATATAATTATATATATCCTTGCTGCTCAATATCTTTTCCGGCTCTTTGTTCTTGCATCTCTTGTATAATTCGATAACAGCTTCGGCTACTTCCCTGCGTGCCGGTGTCAGACTTTCCAAAACTTCTTCAAAAGTCATATTTTCCTGTTTGGAAAACTCCCTACGGTTCGTCACCTTATAAATTAACTCACTCTGATTCAACGCCCTGTAATCTCTATCAAATAATGTATTCATACCCATTTATTTTAATAATGTTCTACCTAAAAAATAACCTCCCAACACTTCAGCACCGAAATTTTCAATCTCGCACGCAAAACGGGCATAAGAAAAGCCACGGGTTATAATATCATCGAAAAGAAGCACCTTTTTTCCGTTGAAAAAATCCCGATTAAACTTAATGATATGCACCGACTCAATATTTTTTCCGTTTTGGTTCTCATGAACGGCAAGCCGTTCCCCCTCAATGGTTATCGCCTTGTATGCGTTGGTAGCACCCGTCAAACGGCACACCTCTTCCGCAAATTCCTCATAACGGATAGCATTCGCCACCGCCGTACAGGCAGGAATACAGGCAAATGTTATCGTATCACACAAACTACCGAACTGCGCCCGTATCTGCCTAGCCACCAGTTCCGCCACCTTGCCGCTACGTCTGCCGTCCTTAAAATCCCATATCAATTGCCGTATCTGCCATTCCTTTTCGGTAGCTTCGTACTTTATCGGCAAATAATCGAAAAAAGAGATTATCGGCTTTTGCCACTGTTTCAAATAGTAATCGTTGATTTTCTGTGCCATAATCATATCATTTAAATTCTTGAACTTGAAGCCCGGAGGGTGTGAGCCTTTAACCTCTTTCTCCCTGCCTGGAGCTTTTTTTTATTCCGTCGCTATCGCTCGGGGTATGTTTCGCCTTTATGCTGCATCAGAAGGTGTTACAGGACACATAAAGACAAGTTTTCAGAAAAACCAACGGCTTGAATACTACCCTTCAGGGTGGAGATTTTTTTCAGAACAGAGCCTGAACTTGGCATGTGGCATGGAACATTTACCTTCGCAGTATAAAGGAGATACATATCACGGGGGAGAGCGACAAACAAGGGCGACAGGCAGGAAAGAGAGAAAGAGACAAACCACATCAAAAGAACTAACGAGTGTTCTTTTACCGCTGCTATCGTGCGTGCGAAAATCCGGTATTCGGCTATAATGAAAGCATAGCCAGCGGATTTTCGCACGCACGATAGGGTGATAGCATATTGGAAAACAATGAATTACATTTTAAAAAGCCCTGTTTTTACGCTGAAAATCTCAGTTTTCCAGTGCTCAAAAAAATGATTGCCTATTTACCAAGCATTTACAGCCTTTTTCACCCGCACTTTGTGCGGAACTAGCGAAGCGTACCCCCCACCGCGCTATCGAAAAAATCATTACCCACCCCCAAAAAGCAGCGGAATATGTAACTTATTATTACCAAGCGGACGGTATGCCGCAAACTAGGACAAAAAAACCGCACATCATATGATGCACGGTAATGAGATATACACTTCGGTAATCTCTACAACGCGGAAGTAACAAACAGGTTGATATGGGTATGTGGAAATTTCTCACAACCGATACACAAGGTATCAAACGCATCGGAGCCATCGGTACGCCCTTCAAGCCGGTCCTCCTCCGTTTCCGCCAGCTTCTCACCCCGTTTGTCCTTGCCCCCATTGTACACACCTGCCGTCTGGATGGATATCAGCAGATCTTCATTATTCTGCTCGTTAAAGAAAGGTATAAGATTCGCCTGTCCGGACAACATACGGTTGACCAGCAGATATTTCTCAATGTGACTCATAGGCTTGCCTATATACACTTCATCCACCTGCCAGCCACGCTTGCGGAACTCATGCGCAATAACCCACCTGAAATCCTGATCATTGACTGCATAATTGGAACCCAATGCCGTACTGTCATAGTAAAACACCACCTTCTTACGCTTGTGATGCCGGTAATAAGTACAAAAATCATCCACCAGTTCAGGCAACTTACGTTCGTACTTTACAAAGAAGGACTTGAGCACTCTCAGCTTGCGCCCCTGCGGCTGTCCTGCCACCAGCCAGTTGATATTCGCATTGTAATCGAAAGCTATGCAGATGGGCATTTGAGTCTCCACATCGGCATCAGCCAACGAAGTGGGAACCTTGAGCTTGTCAAACTTGTACTCCAAACTGTCAAGGTAGGAAAAGTTGGTAGCACTGTACTTGTGACCGGAACGCAACGAAGAATAGAATCCGTCACGGGTGATGCCTATGCGCTTGCACAGGATAGCCGTCATGAAGGTCAACGGAGGCAGGTCACGTTTCATGTCATTAACCCACTTCTCACCCAACACCTGCATGTTCCAGATACTTGAATATTCCTTGTACATGACCGCTACGGAACGCATCCGGCACAGATCACGTGAAAGAGTACGGAGATAAGAACGCAGATAAGCAGGTATCTCCTTACCTGCCGCAACCAGCTTCTTGATTTTATCTTTGGTCTTCCATATTTCAAAAACAGCGCCCTGTATTACCTCAATCAGCTCGGGATCACACTTCTTCTCATAATCCAGGAACCAAGACCCTTTTTTAGTGACCGGCATATCAGAGGAGATCAACATGCCATGGTGAAAAAAGTGATGCCCGAAATGCTGCTTGTTACCACGATTGGCCGGAAGTGTCTCATCCTTCAGCTGTTCGAAGTCAATAAACTTGGCCTCGTCAATATCCAGTGCGTCATAAGAATGCGAGTTGGATGTACCGCTCCGGTCCTGAGAAATGATATAGCCGATTGATCCGTTATACAAGGATAGAATATTCTCCCAGTTATCGGGTTCAAAAATAGGCTCACCCCACCCCCATGACTTCGGCGGCTTGCGACCGACACACCAATGCAGGTCACGCTTAAATCCCCAGTTCTCCCAATGTATCAGCATGGAGGGCAACGTATTAGTCAAGACACGCTTGCAGTTGGCACCGACAAATCCTGTAATGGAACCGGGCATACGCTGCATGTTGCGCAAATTCCATGCCGCATGAATCAATCCTTTCCCGATACCACGACCACCCACAATCACCGAATCTTTGGCCGCCGTGTACATCACTTCCTGCTGAGGGTCATTAAAGTATTGTTTCATTATTCTTTCGGTTTAGGATTAAAGATATCATCTTCATTGAACTCAACCTCTTCAAAGTCCACATCCTCAATATCGTCAGACCAATATTGTTGAATCTTTGATTTAATTCTATCCCGGACATTAGGAATAGGCTTGATGCCAAGCACGGTCGGATCATCCGTCGGCTCGAAAGGCTGCACTATAATCTTATCATAACCTTTGTCCAAGATGTCTTCTTTATCCAACTGGGTGTATTTGCCATAATAATTGGCGGCAGCCCCCATGGCGCGCGCATCCTTGATACGCCGGGCCATTTCGAAGGTCTCATCAATCATCTGGCAGAACTTGTAGCGATGGTAATCCTTGGTTGTCTTGGCCAGATCACCCAACAGACGCTTGATAATGCGTACATCATCGTATGCGGAAGATTTGCTGATCTTGTAGCGATACTCCAGTTCCTGCACAATCTCCAAATCTTTTTTGCGCGGGAACTGTAACCAGTAATTATACATATCCCGGAGCCGGATCAACCGCTGTTGAATCAGTTCGGGAATGCCGTCAGCCGCCATCTCGTTGACATCGGCGAACAGATATTTCTCACATACTTCTATCGTAGCAGGTACAGGCATAGTTATTACAGATCTTCATCAGCGTCCATATTCAACAGATAACCGTTTGTCAACGACACCGCCAACGGACTGCCCACATTCGCCAGTTCGATCTCCTGTCTACGCAGTTTCAGTGCAGTGGATGCTTTGGCGTGATAATACGCCCTGGAAACAGGCGAATTACGGTCAAGGATATCCAGACGCAACGTGTCCGCATCCACATCAAGCAGCACTGCCATATCGGATATAGGGGTCAGCAGAGCCGCCAGCTCGCTGATCCGATCAAGTTGTTCCGTTGAATAGACCATCCAGTTGTATAGCGTTAGTATTAATAATATGAGCGTAACGCTCTCTCAGTTGTATAAAAACAGCGGGATCGGTTGTGATGATTCCGCTCTCGACACGATTGCCCCTTGTCTGATTCTGTGAGGTGCATATCGACACCTGCCACCTTGCATTTTGAATGAGAATCACTTTTGAATGATTTTCAGACAAGTACACTTCATCGAACACATTGGCTATGAAAGTATAAAGATTGACCGTCTTACGGGATGCTTTCAAGTCCGCCAACATGGTAGCCCGGATAAGCTGACCGCGCCGCTTCAAGCGATAGATCCGGCGGAGAAACTCTTCGGAAGTGGAAAAGGTGGAGATGTAAATCTCCGCCGGACCAGTCTCGCTCAGAATCATCTCGATGATGTCGAATAGCTGCACACGGTTATCCAAATACGCTTGCAAGGGTGCTTCGGACAGTGACCGCAACAGTTGCCTAACCTTTTTCATCGGTTGAGATGGTCACTCCCACCGCCGCCAGTTCCGCTGCCTGTGTCTCATCCACCACATTACCGGTAGCAATCAGGAAGTCATACCGCTGCTGTACCTTCTGCAACAAGGCAGTAAACTTGCCGGCATCTGTATCCTTCAACTCCGCCAGCTTCTTCTTGTTATCAGACAGATACTTGCGTGCCGCACCCACTTTTTTAGCGATTTCAGCCGGGTCCAGACCGGAAGCATCTTCCGTCTTCGTCACCGGATCACCAGGCTTATAATCATCGTATGCCTGCAGGTTGGCACGATACTTCTTGTCCGCTTCATCAAGCAGCTTCAGGTATTCGTAACGGTCACAAGCCGGCGCCGACTCCATGCCCTTCAGCTGCTCAAACAACTCTTTGATCTTAAACCATAACGCCCCGTTATCCGTCCACAGACGTTGAATCTCAGGGGGAAGGCGGTCATGATCCATACGCCTGCCTTTGGCGACATTCGCCTCCGGGAACTCATCATCCACATCCAGTACCGGAACACCTCCGTCTATGATCCGTTGTGCGGAAGGTATGACCGTGATATTCATCAGTGCGATATCAGATACGGTTTTTCCATCCAAACGGATTTTCAAGTGCTTGCGCAATTCGTACTCCACCTTATCGGCAAACTTTTCCGGCTTGCGGATTACATTCTGAAACAAAATCTTATTACGGTTCAAGGACAACAACAGAGTGGCACCCGCCACCACATCACGCTCAGAAGGCGGTGTATCCAGATAGTCCTGTATTTTATGAGTCAATTTCTCATCCATATATTAAAATATTAAAAAAGTGGCGGCATAGACCAGCCACACCACCACTCCGATTTATAAACTTAAAGAATCAAGGCTCATCCAAAGAAGAATCGCTCCATGCGGAACCGTCCGCACCGGAGATATCCCCATCCTCCGTCTCAATTTTACCCGGATAGAAAGGAGCCGGGCACACATCGGTCGCTTCTATCTCAAGCGTGGTACCGGCCTCTCCGGTTACTCCCTCGCCCAATGCCTGGGCGGGCTTGGTCACTGTCTCGAACTCCTCACACCCCATCACACGGAACTTGCCGTTGCGCTGCTGTACAAGAAAGACCAGATCATCGGCCATCGCCTGACGGCAAAAACCCGCCGCATCTTCTTCAGTACCCGGATGCTTGATCGTGCATTTGTTCAAAGACGTGGTGCTCGGACGTTCTCCCTGCACCTCGGTAGTCACATTGGATTTGGCGGACAAGGAATTGATCGTAAGCCACTTCTTTTCCGCCGCCATCGTGAAATTACCCTTGTAAGTCGCCAACTCTCCCATGCTTTTCGCCTCTTCGAGTTTGGGCAGTTTGGGCCAAGCTGCAATATTGGATTTCTTCTGAAAGAAAACCTTCGGACGGATGCCCGGAAGCACCGTCTGACCGTCACACCAGTTCAGTGACTGGTAAATATCCGCTGTCGTACAATCTTTTGCCATATCACCTCCTTATTTTAGATCGGGGTTGTACCATCAATGGATGCCACCAGCAGACGCTCCTTGGACAAACTCTCGAACTCCACACCGAAAAACATCGTCGCGATGAACTGGAGCACAAATGCCTTGAAGCGTGCCACCTCCACGTTCTCTTCCTCACCGGTCTGATTAACACCCACCAGCATGTTACGCTTGACCGTCATGTGGATGAACGGACTGTTCTTCTTATTCGCCAACGGCACAATGTTCACATTGTCAAACCCCTCGACATAGTACTGCTTGTATTCACGGTTGTACGGGATCGCTCCTGTAGTGCTCTTGTAGTCCTCACAATAGTCGAAAAGCACATGTTTCGGAACAAACAGCTTGACCGAAGACTCCTCGGTCAGCATATCGTCAGCCGCCATGCAGACCGCTTTGAGCGTATCGACGGCATTTTCTTTGGTAATCGCCTCAATGACCTTGTAGTTGCCCAACTCTTCAGAAAGTTTTTTGCCATCCAGCTCTTTTTTAGTAATGGTGTCAAAGCCATTGAACAGATCCTTGGAAGTCTCACCCGAATCATTACGGACCGCATTCCACAGTACCATATTCAGGTTCTTGCCCAACTGGGCGGTCAGATACGCCAGCACCTTACGGGTGATCTCGGTATTCTTCAACGCCTCGCCCTTGGTAATGTCGGAACCCCACATGGACTGATAAATCTTGTTCGGTGAGAAATTACGCACGACAGAACCGAAGTAGGTATACAGGGTGCGCGGATTGATCACCACCTCACTGTTATCCTCACGGGTTTCGGAGTACGGTCCGAGCTGCATGTCACCCGACAGTTCACCCACAGTCTCGGCATAACGGATTCCCGGACGTAAGGTCATGTGCTGCAAAGAACGTGACAACCCCAATACAGGCATCTGCAACAACTCCTTACGGTACTTGCGAGCACTCTTCTGAAGGTCCTCGCTGGTAATATTCACGCTAACTTGTGCCATATCAAATATAGTCTTTAACTTCGTCATACATGGATGCAGCGGACACCGCATCATTTTTTTCGTCTTCTTTCACACTCGTGGTGGTAGTGTCACCATCGGATTTTTGCAGGTTCTTGATCTGCTCGTCACGCTGTCTGACCAGATCCTTCTGTTCGCCGACCTCCGTTTCCAGCGCATCCAGCCGGTCATTGACAGCCCTAACCTGTTCCTCGGTGAGTATTACCTTGCCATCCGAGTCCTCCACCCCCTCCACATTCAGAAGGGTGTTGATTTTGGTGTAATCTTTTTTCATTTCGGAAACAATAGAAGGGGCGGACTGTTTTTCTTTGGATGAAAACAATCCGTCCAGTTTAGTTAATATTTTGTTTAGTAATTTATGACTATCAGCCGTATCCCGCTCACTCCCGGACGCAACCGGCAAAGGGGACAACCCCAGCATATTGACCTTGCCTTCATAAGCGGCAAGATTGAGCTTATCCTCATCGCCCTCGATGATCTCGTCCACAAAGCCATACTCCAACGCCTCTTGTGCGGTCAGCCACCTGCCCGCCTTCAGAACATCAAGAATATCATCTACCTTTTTGTTGCACTTGGCCGCATACATGTTCGCCAGTACCAGATCGAACTTGTCGTTCTGCAGCTTGTTCTCCTTCAGCTCATCGATGAGCTGTTGGATCTGGTCAGCGTTATACTGCCCCCAGGCATCCACCCAGTTGCTCACCTTGTGCACCAGGAACAGACAATATCTGGAAATGCACACCTTTTTCGCACCCAGTGCGGCAATAGTAGCCGAACTTGCCACCAGCCCATACAGGTAGGCGGTCACGTCTCCATGATCAACAAACTGCTGACGGATATCCAACCCGTCATCAACCGCACCTCCCAAAGAGGAGATGCGGACATTGACAGGCTTGCCTTTCAAGCCTGCCAGCTGATTGCGGACATACTGCTTGGAGTAGCCCCAACGGCCAATGTAGTCATCTATGTTCAGGTTATAGGTCATATCACATTTTTGATTGCAATATTACACTATACCTTATATATATAAAAATACCTAATCTATGATACGAAGCAAGGGCAGAATGCCTGTATAGGTGGCCACCATGGCACTTCCACACCTGGAAGAGAGGGTATCGGGTATAGTATCTGTGGAGGTAATGAGGGAATACGGGCGGTCACCTGAACCCAGCATAAAATATTCTCCGGACACAGTCCGAAGCCGGAAGCACAGCTTCTTGTTGCCCACCTCGAACCGTTCAGGCAGGAAAACCGCCAGCTTAGATACGAAAACACGCTGTTTGTTCTCGATTTTGTCGCTGACTTCGACCGAAGCCAGTCCGACCATGGGTAACCGCGTAAAGTTTGCGGCCGGTGGAACCAAGGCAAATTGTTTTTTTACAACTGTCATGGCGGTCAGTTCTCGGACTTCACAGTACTCCACGCGGCTGATGTAGTGAATTTCGCTCATAATTGTTCGGTGTTGTTCGCAGTTGTTCGGTGTTGTACAAAAACAGGGGTCTTATCCTCTCTTTTTCTTGTTAAAGAACCTAAAAACATGCCTTTTCGGTTATAGGCATTGCGCATCCGATAGTATTTCTGCCGGACTGTCTCTATGTAGTCAATGTCAATGCCATGCATCTCGCACCAAGCCGCAATTGTCTTGTTCAGCCCCACAGAACTGCTGGTCATATCCCCCAGTTCAGACCAAAGATTGCGCCGGAACAGGTCTTCGATGGATTCAACCACCGCCTCTTTGGCCAACGGACCCAGGTAATTGTACACCGCCGGATCTTTCGCCTTGGAATCAGGGATCACAATCGCGACCGTATCATCGGACGGCATTTCGGGTAACTTGTCCGGTGGCAGCTTCTGCAGAAAGCGCCGTATAACCGAGTTCTCATTGCTCTGTGCCGGAAAACGCACCGGATTGCCCAGCGAATGTGTCAACCACTGAGCCAGGTAATGCTCCAGTTTAATATAAAACACGAAATCTTTCATAATCAAAAGTTTATCTACAAAGATACACATTTTCAGCTGTACATAAAAAAGAATAATCTGAAAAATGCGCTTGGAAAAGTACCCTGGGGCAGGATTTCTTGTATTTTAACAACACGCGTGCATTTGCCCATGAATATATATCGGTACGTTTTTGTTGTATCTTCGGTATAGTTTGATTTGCCCAGAAATTTATGCGTTTTTGCAACCCTGCATTTTTCAATAACAACACACTGTAAACCATCATATTACGAAGACACAAAAACAAAAAAGCATTTTGCAACCGGGTACATAACTTTGTAATCTTGCATCTTTGCGCCAACCTAATTTAAGCGGTTGCAAAGTTTTTGTAGTTTGAAACCGATCCGCAACCGTTTTTGTAGCCGACTTGAAACCGACATAACCTCCTATTTCTTAATTATTTATATTTCCTTTCCTATTTTGGGTACAAAGTTGCAAAGTTTTAGTACAAAAAAGGAAAAGAGGACGGAGAAACAGCAATCAACCGCCGTCATCGGTTGAAAAATGCAAAGGAACGGTCGGTTATGTATCTTTACATGATGCAGGAAGAATAGAAAAAGGGCGTGTATGTTCCATAACCGAACATACACGCCCATAGGCACAGTAATACAAGGTTGCAATTATCCAAGTCTTTTTTTGCGGGGGCGGGGGAAAAGCTCCGTCCGACGAATTTTGGTATAGTCAGCATTGAGATCGTAACATCGCCAATGCCCTTCGCTGCGCATGAATTCGCCAACGGTGACGAGCATCCAGCGCAGCTTCTCTCCATCAGCCCTCAGGTTCATGCGCTGCCCAGGCTGCATCTCGGCCAAGAAGTTATATAGCTTCAGCATGTATTTTGATGCCTCTTTGTCGGTCATCAACGCGTGAACATATTCGTCTGAGTGCTTAATGAGGTCAGAACGGATTTCCGGAGTCATCATCTTCTATGTTTGCATTAAAGTTAAGCTCGTCAATGGTGCTTCCAACCGACTGAAGGTATATCATATCTTCACTCTTGCCGTCAACCTTGCGCGTGATACGGTCGGAACCGTTGCGCATACTCTCCGGATTCAAGGTTTGAACGTAAGGACATAAGGCTGCAAAACCCTTGAGCGCCTTGGTAAACCTCTGCATAGACCAAAATGTATTTGTCACCTTTGCGAAATCCTTGAAATCATCGTATGCCTTTTTGCGGACAATCAACCTGTCTAAGTTACCACTGTCCTTTGCAAAGTAAGTATTCGCCCACGCCTCGAAATTGTCGCCCATATCCGCCTTGTGCTTGCGCTTCATGATGTTACCCATGGGCGGTTGTATCTTAATACCGGAATGGACGGTGCTCAGATAGAACTGAAGGCAGCGGGCAAAGAAATTCAAGTCGGCATTCCACTCAGATTCTGTATAATCCGTTTGAGAAAAGAGATTTTTGCCGAAATCATCATAGATTGAACGAGTCTCTAAGTAATCGTTTTCATCGGTTTTTTGGTGGTAATAATCAGAAAATACCGTATATATCAACCGGGCATCGGAACTGGAGTCGAAGTTGCCCGGCACGTAATTCGTGCTGAAAGCGAACTTCGGGCTGCTCTCAAACTCGATATAGAAAGAATGGTTGTTTTTCGGGTTGACTGTCATACCTCCTGTGATACTGTCGTAAAACAAACCGGTATCCAAGTAACGGTGACAGTCATCAACGATGATGAAGTCGGTGTGCTGGTTGACTTGCTCAAACACGTGGTTATTATCCATCAGTTTCGGATTTCGTCCGGACAAGACTACAGTACGAAGAAACTGTTTCAGGGAAGTCAGGAAAAAGGACTTGCCCGAACGCCCATTGCACTGCCCCTCTTCGCCAATCTTGTTGTCCATGGCATACACCGCCCATGCCCGTGAGGGCGACTTGTAGCGGTGCAGGTTATAGCCAACCGCGAAGATCTTATTCACGAAATTCTGCTTTTGTTCATGAATCTCTTCGGCACTGAGTAATGGACCGGCCAAGTCGAATTTATGCTCCGCCCGATAGGCGGCCGCCTGGTCCTGGTCTTTGTCCGCCCACAGTTCTTCTAACTCCTTGCGCCAATGAACACGGCTGGAGTTGATAAGATAATCCATGTAGTGACTGTCATGTGGGTTGACGGTTACATCCCAACTCCCATCAGCTGCCCGTTTGATCGTGAAAGGCTCCGGCAGCACTTTCACCTTGTGGGGGATGATGTTGTTCGTCCAAACGTACACACCACCTGCCTCTTTGACCTCTTCGATGCCGGAACCTGTAATCTTCCAGTTCACATTGTCGAAGAACATGGTCTGGCTGTTGAACGTGTGTGCGGTGAAATTCAGGTCAATCTCATCGAGCATAGACAAGCCGCTGCCTCCAACACGAGGAGAATCCAGAATCAGATTGCGTATATCGACAGGCAGGAACCGACGCATAGCGTCACTCTTCAGGAACGACACAATATCGCCAGCCTTGATCTCGCTGACCTTGAATCTGTCCACATGCACATAGCGGGGCGTATCGCTATTATCATCCTTCAGAATGTAATAGCCGTTCAGTCTGAGAAAATAATGTAGGTATGACGAGTTGATCGTATAGGTCTTGTTGCCGTTGCGCTGCCCGATTTTCTCCTCCCAGTACTGGGCAGGCATAGCCAGTGCCAGCAAGTTGCGGAAATCCTCATTGGACGGGTGCAGTTCTACATAATCACGGAAGTCCTTGCGCGGCTTGCCCCGGCGGTCACGGTACCGTCCCAAGGATTCGGGCAGCCACACGGTATAAATGTGTAAAAATTCCAAAGCCAGTTCCGTGCCCTTACGGATGCCTGTACTATCAATGTCGGGGATATTATAGAGACGCTTCACGTATTTCATGATCTCTTTAATTTCATCAGACGTGATCTTTTGTGTCTCACTATTGAACCACAAGGGATAATACCCCAACGCCCGGACACACAGCGCATCACGCTCACCTGAGCAGATGAACGCCTCTTCGAGCTTCTGCGATATGTAAGGCTTGCCCTCATTGGCCGGATCATCAAAAAACTGCGTCTCTTGTGAGGCGTTCCATTTCGCCCAAGCAGCCTTCAGCTCGTACAGCCCATTGGTATAATACCGGGGTTTGACGCCATCAGGCGTATAGCTAAAACGCCACTGCTTGTCCGGATTCAACGGCTCATAAATCTTGTAGAAAGATTTTTCGCTCTCCGGCTTGCCGTCCGCTCCGGGAATGACACACTGACGCATCAGAATCGGGTAAGTCGGTGTGGTGTATTTGGTGGTCACCTCGCGGTTCTTGACGTAGCTGATTGACTTGGCCACATGCCAATGCAACGCATCGCAATGCTCCTGTTTCACACGAGGGCCCAGTATGGCAAGCTGCTCAGGAGTAAACGCTTCTTCAAGTTCGAAGAACCGGGAACCTTCAGCTTCATCAGCCGAAGCCGGTCTCTTGCGGATATCAGGCTTGTTGACGGAATGCTTCAGTTCGTCGGAAACATTATAGCGCGCAGCCAACAAGACAACGGCCTCGCCAAAACTGACGTGCTCCTCCCTCATGCAAATATCAATCGGGCTGGTAGCCGTTCCCTGGTCACCAAAATCGGTCACCTTGTAACAATCACCGTATTTGCGTATGCATGCGGACGCATCGTCTTCGTCCGGACGAATCTTAAATTTCTTACGGTTATCAACACATCCCTCGGCCTGTGGATAATAATACAGAATGATATCCAGACCATCATGAGAAGCGGCATATATATCTGAAGCTTTTATCATAAAGTCTTATATTAGCGGTACAAAATTACAGAGTTGCATTTTTTTCGGAAAGACCAGCCTCTCCCCCTGCCTTTAGGGGAATGTCATAGTCTCTCTTGCGAATGTTATGCGTGCCTGCATAGCAGCGTCCGTATCCGTCCCAGAACACGCGCCTGTCAGTCGGAATCCGGCACATCACTCCATTCACCAGTTTTCGCTTGAGCACACGAATGGCACCTGTCACCTTACGGACCTCGCCGGAATGGTCGGTAAGAAAGAACCGGGAGAAGGACACCCCCTCGGGTTGTGCCAGCTCCCATTCCCGGATAGTATATAGTCTGTATTGATTCATCATCAGAACTTTGTTTTTAGCGATTCAATAAAACAGCTCATCACACGCATGTGTACACCTTTGTGCTCTTTCAGATTTTCAGGGCTACCGGTTATTGTGATCTTTATCTCTTCACCAGCCCAATCTATATGCAGCGAGGCAACCAATGTCTGTATGCCGTCTTCTACAGTAACCGTAACCGTTTCTTTGACCGGAAGAAGTTCTTCAGCCGGCACCCATCTGCTCTCCCGTTCTCCGGGCCTGCGCACTTCATAACGGATGTGCTTTTTACCATTCATCACAAAAAATGTGCTGTCGGCTATGGTAGCAATGGTGTTATCGTTCAGTCTCACCTTTTGTCCTTTTTTCATAAGTTCTCCTTTCTAATCTGTTTTAAATATTAATCTTTTTCGATGAAAGTGTTAGTAGTATTCAACACTCCGGCTGAATCCCGATTTTTACCATCACGCACAAAAAAACTATCGCTTAACAGCCTTTCATAATCGATTTTATTCATAAGAATAACACTCGCATTGCCATCTATATACAGTTTGCATTGCATGAATTGAGTTCCTTTTACTTCCTCAATTACATCTATTTGCATTGTTCTTTTTTTACTCATATCTGTTCCATTTTGAATTATTTTTTTATAACTACCGCCATTGTACTAATAGAAGTGCCACTCTCTTTAAACTCGCCTGCGCTGATTTCAAACACTTCTCCATGTACTTCTTTCAGCCAGTTTCGGAAATCAATACATTTCTTTTCCGAAGCGAATTTCCAGTGTTGGCTAGTTATTGCCGCAAGCGTGCCGCCTTCTTCCAATCGATCATACATAAGCCTGACATGCTCTATATCCTGATTACCGGAAAACGGAGGATTTGCAATAATCTTAGTGTAACTACCTACACTGTCTTTGGTAAAATCTTCATCAAGCAGTATCACATTTTCCAACGAATGTAAAAACTCTCTGTTTTCCGGCATCAGTTCATAGCATTCCACTGTTACAGAAGGACAAGCTCGATGAATGGCTTTAATGAGAGCACCGCGGCCGGCACTCGGTTCCAGTACCGTATCATTTTCATGTATTCCGCCGGCAAGCATAACCAGCCAGTCCGCCACCTCAGCCGGCGTTTCAAAAAACTGGTATTCCTGCTGAAGATTACACCGTTTACCCTCTTTCAGTATGGAAAACACACGTTCCGGATTAAACGGGAATGTGAAACCCTGTATCTTCCCACCTTGCCATGAGCCGCCGGCTTCTTCTATCCACTTCTTTGCTTCGGCATAAGATTTTTTATTGAATTGAACTTGAGGAAGTTTGAGGATATTGTTTTCAAGAGTACAATGTTTCAGTATTTCTTCCACATTCCATTTTTTGCCTTCGTCAGCCTGTTTCTTCTTTTCCCCAACCGGGGCGTCAGGTGCTAACAGTGAGGATATTTTTTGAACAACCGTATTGCTCGCATTCACGAAGGTATTGACACAGGATAGCGCTTCCATGAGAAATTTTGTATCAACATGTCCGGTCTCGTCATAGACGTCTATCCCTTCGGTCATGGATGACAGTTCATTGAGCTGCGCTACACTACCATGTAACGTTTCGATTAAAATCTTTTTTTTGTTCGTCATAACTTTTTTGCAAATAAATTCTAGTTGTGTCTACACTCCCATGGCCTAAAAGGTCAGCGAGTTGAATTACATCTTTGTTTTTTTTAAGGAACATCTTAGCGAAAAAATGGCGAAAGGCGTGTGCGTGCATCTTCTTTGAATCGATGCCGCAATGTTTCCCCCATACTTTCAAATGCTGAGAAAAGCCACGCTGTGTGATCGGACCGAATCTCCCTACTGCGAAAATCCCGGTCTTACCATATTCCTTAGCGTAAACCTTCGCTTCCTGCTGCAATTGCTTTTGGAAGAAAAAACGTCTGTACTTGTTACCTTTACCTTTCAATGTAACCTCACCACTAATTATATCCTCCCATGTAAATCGTTGAAATTCCGACAGACGGGCGCCCGTTGTACCCAATACCTTGATAAAAAAGTAGTAATCCTTATTGTTTTTTCCCTTGAGATATTCCAACAGCCGGTTATATTCCTCTTCGGTCGGCACATTGTTCACATCAAGCTTGCGCTTTATTTTAGGACGCTTCAGTTCTATAGGCTTCTTCAGCCATTTAGAAAATCTTTCGATTGCTGTAATCCGCAAACGGATGGTAGCAGGAGATAATTTTTCTTCTTCAAGACTTTTTATAAACCTCCTGCAATTATCCATGTTTACCTCATTGGCATACTCGAAATATTTCTTCATGGATGTGTAATATATATCAACTGTATGAGAAGAGTAATCATTGTTGTCAGTCAGCCATATAATGAAATCATGAAGTTGTTTCTTGTTCTTCTCCGAAATGACATCAAGTTTTTCCAAAGGTTTCACCGCCTTTTCCCTTTTTCCATATCCGATGTTGAGAAAGGATAATAGATCGCATATAGCTGAACACATTATGGAGTGACGCACCATGACATCTGCATTTTCACGCTTGTAATTCAAATAACCACGGCGGTTCACTTCTTTGGTCATCTCTAAAAAATCCGTGACATGCTTGATATATTTCCCGACAGTATCATAAGCCCTGCCTGTTGTGTATAAGTAGGAAATATAATCAGTTAATATCTTCTGTCTGTCATTATTCATAATTTTCTTATTTTAAAATTTCATCAATAGATGATAAAACACTCTCCAGTCTTTCCAACTGCTCAGAGTATTTCATAAGAAGATTTTCTTCTCTTTCCGTAGCCTCCCCTCCATTGTGAATATCATTATACTTTTCGTATTTTGATTTTACACTCTTATATGCTTTCTGAAAGAACGGAAGCAATATCTTACATTCCTCTTTGGTCATACAGACCGTTATCTCGTATGGAGATGAATACGATTTTCTTGTGCTATCTATGTGACTCATTTCTATATCGTTCCGAATCAGACTAGACCAGTCCACTCATTAATCGTAGCATTCAAAGCCCCCATAACAAGCATCTTGTCACTTTCGTCATACTCCATAAGCACCTCCACCATCCGGTCACCATTACAATCATCGAATTCTTTTCCCGTCTGAATATTGACAGGAAGATCATTCTCATGGACTGCTCCAAGCCACGCCTCGAGCAATCCTTTGTTCATTTCCACTTTATCACTTTTCATAATCTTTATTTCATTTGATTTTGATGCCAGTAGGCAATCAACTCGCCCACGTTACGCACCTTGATTTTTGCTTTAATATTTTCTCTATGCCGATTAACGGTACAAGGTGATATGTGCAATTCTGCTGCGATATCGTCCGTCTGGTAGTTGGATGCTATTAACCGAAACACTTCCATCTCACGTTCTGTCAATGAAGTATTCAACTCAGGACGACATATTACCCCCTCATGCTCACACTCGCCCCGAAGAGGACATTTAACCTCTTCGAAAACAAATAGGCCATCTCTGTTTATATCTAAATTATGCTGATCATATTCGCCGAAATTACAGCGTATGAATCGATGAACAACCCGGAATTCATAATACCAACGATTCATTGTACTGCTTGAATAAATCTGCATCAAACGGGTATGTGCTTTAGGGTATCGATCTCGAATAACTGATAACATGCACTCTATCGTCGGGCGGTTGTTCTCATCCAAAACCACAGCCGGCCGCCCTAACTCCTTCATCATAACATCCCCTTCGGGGGTGTTGTAGAACTCTATGTTGGCTATCTCATTCATCTTTAGATGGGAACAATTCTTCAACACTCATACCAAGATATTCGGCTATGATTTTTTGCTTAATAGGAGCAGGAGGATTCAACCCGTTTATCCACCTGTACACCGATGCCGGAGTAGAGCACGTGATTTCTGCTAACTTTTTAATAGTATCCATCTGCTGATTCGGCAAGCTCTTCATATAGTCTGTAAATACCATAATTGATAAATTATTAAAGTTTTATATTCGTTTAATATCTCTTTTTACTAACTTAGCTACGTGAATTTATTAACACGATGCAAATATGATAACTATATTTATCATATACAAACAGAATGATATTTATATTTATCATGTTAACTTTTATTATATATATGATGATAAAGCAACGCTTACTTGACATCTGTGAAGCTCTAAATATATCAGCTAATCAATTTAGCATTGATATAGGTATGAGCAGATCATACATAGCTAATTTAAAAAAGGACATAACAACAGAAGTACTGCTAAATATATATGTCAAATACCCTTCAGTTAATATCATGAGGATTATTACTGGAGAAGGAGATATCTTGCTTTCCAAACAAAATTTGCAGATTGACAATTCTTTTTTTTTAGAAAAATATAATCAGCTTGAAATCGAGAACAAGAAATTGCTTTTGGAAGTGGGAGAACTAAAAGGTGAACTCAAAACAATCAAAAAACATGCCCAAGTGGAAGACAATGCAATATGTGCCGATGCAAGCGGATCAGATTTGGAGAGATAGAATATATAGTAAAAAAATATTAATAATCAAAACGATAGGGAACTATATCTATAAAATAAATAGGACATATTTCGGACACACACATATAATTTTAACCCATTTCGGGAATGTATATCGTTGATTTTCAATCACAATCATCTTATAAAAAGACAAATAAGGTCAGGCCTCCGCAACTAAAAAGAGGATAAATGATTGAATCACAATCTTTTATCCTCTTTACTTTTAAAACAGTCGG